AATGGTGAGGTTTCTGCCGATGCTTCAATTTCAAGCTCAACACGTTCTGCTGATTCAATTTTAGCCTCTTGGTAAGCGGGTTTATGCACGATAGCCAAGTGGTCGAAGTCAAAGTCGGATTCAAACGTCATTTTCATGCGACCCTTCTCATCCTCTTCGGTGGCGATAGGAATACCTGTGCCTCCGATTGAAACACCGTAGCCAGCACGAAGCCATAGTCCAGACTCAAGAGCTGAAAATAATTCTTCACGGTACACTTCACCTGTAAAGCGAACCTTGTAGCCATCCTCTTCATCCTCATACTTGGCTTCTGTTATGATCCCGACGACTGCTTCATCAATACCGCCTGTCATGTTTCGAGTAAAACGACCACCCTTAGTATGTGGGTGATTGAGAGTAATGTCAGCTCCAATCATTTTATCCTTGAGTTCTTTAGCACCTGTCTTGGTGATTTGCCAGCCGTTCTTATTGTAGCCAGAGGTAAAGGCCACACCAGACATACGAATGACGGACATTCCCGTTGAGGCTTCGACAATGACGCTCACATCGTCCAGAGCAAGTTCACAGGTCACGGCTACACATTCGCCAGCGATCTCTGCAAACCCTGGAGGACAAGCATCATCACAGGATGCGGTTTTTTCTTCTTCATCCTCTTCTTCATAGCCATGCTTCATGGCTTCCATGTCTTCTTCTTTGACGTAGGCTTCTTTTTCCTCTGTCTTTTCCTCATACTCTTTCATTCCAGAGCAGGGCATGAACAGGGTTTCGCCTTCATGTCGGTGAGTATGAACTGTGTCGCAACCAAGCTCTCTTGCTCGCTTCATAGCTTCTTGAGGTGTTTTGAACACGTCTTGTTGAGCAGCTTGCATAGGGTCTGCACAGTCACCGCCACAATCACAATCACAGTCAGTCATAGTAAATCCACCCCTCCCACGATTCTTCAATGTTCCCGATAGCGTCAGTCATAGGTTCACCGTTCTCATTTCCTTGAACCTTGTTGCCACCTCGCCATTGATAACAAGACCAATACTTAGGTTTCCACTTAGGACCAGGTTGAGCACAGTTATGCCTATCACGGAACGCCTTTCGACGCTTAGGATCATCACGCTTAATCTCCATGTTGGGGTCGCCAAAACGGACAAGAACTACGTTGCCTTTGTCATTCTTAGTATAAACACCGAACTTCTTTGAGTTGCCTTTAGGCATACGGAACGGTTTGTTGAGCGTGACTGTTCGACCTTGATACTCCGCAGCTTCAAATGCGAACTCAAGTTCAAACGCTTCATCCTCGGATGCCTTCTTTGCTCTGGGGTGTCCTTTGGGGAGTAGGTCATTGTCTTGCTTGTAGTTAGGATTCGACGGTCTGCCGTTGCGAAGGAGGTAAAGGAATGCTTTGACTCTGGCGATACCCCACCCACTACGACTCATGTTAGGTGCATGAGAGTTAGAGAATGCTCCTGTGCCTCTCCTAAAGACGGACATAAGACGACCCATGCTTGCTTTACTGCCTTTTCCTTTGGCGTTATGCTTTCGCATGAGTTCGCTGATCCTTGCTCTTGTTCCTTTGCTTGTCTTGATATTCTTATTGGGCTTCTTTGCAGACCCTGGCTTATTTTTCTTAGAACCTTTACGACGCTCACTTGGTTTAGCGGGAGTCTTGCGCGGGTCATTCTTGCCTGGTCGTCCGTATTGTAGTGCTTCAACCGTTTCAAAGTCAAGAACGACTGTGCCGAGCTTAGATGCAGCCTCAATCGAACCGACCATATCATCAAGTGGAGTATCGCCCTTCTTTGGATCAAGAGCATATTCATCCGATTCGTCAGCGTATGAATTGCATACGGCATAGCGTTGGTCGGATTTGGGGAACTGCGTTTTCATTTTATCATCATCCATGCAGCGTACCATAAATGACTTGCGACTTTCGTTTGGTGTAGGTTCGGGCATAATATCACCTCATTCAATTTTTACAACATTTGTCATTTGACAACAGTATTCTGGTTCATCAATAGGAATGAATCTTGTTTCAAAGCTCCAATCACCATCACCGAGGTTGTCAATACGAGAGTCACGAATCTTAATCTTAGCATCCTCATAGACCCAATAGCGACCTAATTCATCATTCTCCATAGTGAATTGATACGAGTTATTGAGATACACAGAAACCATGACTTCGACTTCAACGGGGCAGTCTGGGTCAAGGTTGTTGATTTCAATATGAACTTCAATGTTGTTTGACTCGTTAAAGACTGCTTGCGCCCAAGACTCGTCAGCCTCAAGGTTGGTCGTACACTTTTCTTCTTCGACAGTCCAGCGACCATCTAAGTTCCAATGCCAGGATGAACCATCCATATACGCCCACATCTCCACATCATACTCACCGTCTGGCAAATCCGACCAAAGATAATCTGCTTCCCATCTGTTGTTGAAGTGATTGTCCCATGTCATATCTCCATACCATTCACCATCTCTGTTGATCTGCACGACAAATTGCCCTTCTCGCTCGTCGTTGCAGCTGGCTTTGTCTATGAATACCGCATTAACTCGGAGGTGTTTGTTTGAGTCAAATGTTGCGAATGAGTCATGCCATTGATAATCGGACAGGCACGTTGGTTGAGTATTGTCCCAATAACAAGTCCCGTCGTCTATATTAGCCATTGGATCATAGTTGCTTGCATCCCAAGCGGTGCAACCCCAATAATCATCATTATACATTTCATTATCGTCGCTTTCGTCGTCACCGAACATATTGATAACGCCCAGGGCTTCAAGAGAGCCACCACTAAGGAGTAAAAATATAGGGGCGATAACTAAGGCTATTTTCTTTAGTTCGACTACTTTACGATTGACGCTGGCTATGGCTCTATCCACAACGTCGCCTTCGAGGGTTGTATCAACATTGACTTTGGTTTTGTTGTCGCCACCGTTAAGGACTGTGTTCTCGGCCACTTCTTTGTTGATATTTTGAACTGCGCTCATTAGTTCCGCAGCTTCTTTGAGTTGCGTGATAAGGTCTGCTTCGTTTTTTTTATTCGACTCGTTAAGGATGCCATCATCAGCCAGATCAGCGATAACATCTTCAAAGTCCCTTCCTGTTGCTTCTGCTAAAACTTTTGCTCTTGCGACGAGTTCATCTTCTGGATCAGGCATTTTAATCACTCTTCACCCATTTTATGAATCGGAGTCAGCTTTGCTAAGGACTCTTGGTGCTTTTCAACAATCTGTGTGTGTTCCTGTGCAGACTTGCTCATCTCATGGGCGTGGGTAAGTTGCTGCTTCTCCATCTCAATGATGTGTTCTTTGCGAACTGTGTCAAGTGTGCGCTCATTTTCAAGACCGACACCTATGTTGTCAATCTCAATTTGTTGCTCGGACTCCCACATACGAAGGATAGTGGCTAATGCTGGCGCAGCTACACCGCTAATGATAGCGATAAGTGCGATAAAGCCGTCAAGGTTGGTGAGAACTACGTCTGGCTTCCATATACCCATAGCCACTACTGCACCAGAGGCAAGTAGCCACAGGTAAATTGTAGGTAAGACAGTCTTTGATACCATGCGGTCATTAAATGAGTTCTCTTTCTTTGACATTTTTTTCACCTCAATACGGTTTAGTCCAGGTTAATGCTTGTTTCAATTGACAGGTTAAACACATATTTCTTATTTTCATGTTTTGTTTTATGCACGTCGGAGAATGAGAGCAAGTTGGAGGAACGCCTGTTTCATTTGACTCCATTTCTCTATCACCGTTTCACGCAGTCGGTTTAACATCGTGGCTTACCTCTCCTGGTCTGGGCATCTCTGGGTTAGGGTTGCTTGACTTTGCAGGTTTAAGCTCGTTTCCTTGAGGTAAGGGTTGTATGTCGTTAATCTCACGACCCTCATTGACTGTGATAATACCTGCTTCAACACCAATCTTGGCTCGTTGCATCTTGTGTAGTGGTGATTCGGAGTCCACAGACTCAAAGACAAGTGGAGGCAGGTCGGAGAGCTTGTGAGGAATACCCATGAGTTCGAGGTGATCCGAGAATAAATCACGAATCTTCTCGCTTACGATTGTTTGTAAGCGTTCAATAGCCATGACCGACCACATATTTGCATTGTAAGTGGCTGCAAATGTTGAACCAGACTCTTGACCCGCAGCTACTCTTGGGACATTGAGAACGGCTGATATGTCAGCGTTGATTGAATCTAAGAAGTTCGTATCATCGGGAATGCTATTGCTCATATCAACATGGTGCATCTCAACGTAGTGGGGGAGAATAGGGATTTGGTCTGCTCGAAGGTTCTCCATGAGAGAGCCGACCTGATCCATAATGTGTGTAAGTCGCTCTCTTGCTTCTTCGGGGTCTGGTATGCCTTCGATAGCCTCTTTGCCGATCTTGATGTATTGGCGGGTGAGAGCGTCTTGTAGGGCTATGCGGTTGTTAATGGTGTTGTATTTGGCTCGGATGGCTTGCTTGAGGGAGGTAAAACGGGATGCGCCCCAAACACCGTAAGTCCAACGCCCCAAGTAGTCTTGATACCAATTAGAACGTGCATCAAGGCGAAAGTGAAGTATCTCATCGGCAGGGAATGTTTGCATATCCACCTGTTGCTCACGGAAACGGTAATACTTCGCCTCCATGATTGGGTTAGCCTCTGTTGCATAAACACCAGAGTAGCCGACTTCGAGGGGTTCTCTGTCGTCGGTGATAGTGATTTGCTTAATCGGGAGGGATTGAACCCTGCTAATGCCGTCACCTGCACGACCAACCAGCTTATTGATACTGTTTCCATACACCATGAGATCACGCATGGTTGATACCAAGAGATCGTCAAAGTCCAGGCGTTCCTCTGTTAGTTCCTTGATGGCGTTTCGGATTTGATTATTCTTGGCTTTACGATAGTCAATGCCATAATTGTTGCCTGTAAGCGATACAGAGCGAACTGCACCGTTCAATTCGGGGTCAAGCTCAACCATAGCATCGAATATGTCAAAGTCATTATCGTAGTTGGCGGTGGTGCGGAGCTTGTTTGTGTCCTTCACTATGTCGCTGATCCCTGCGATAGCAGCAAAGGAGTGTTGGGTATGGGGAGTGACAACGCCAGAGGTTGAAGGAATCGGAGTTGAAGGTTGGTCTGGCTTGCGCCTTGTGACCGCTTGAACGATACGTTGCCGAATCCCCATGTTTGTTTGATGGGGTGTGCGATTCTTCAAGGTATTCATTGAGTAAAGGCCATGAATGCGAATAATACAAGACCGATAACGCCACCTGTTTGAGCAACCTTTCGACGGACATAGCGTTCAATGGCGAAAATAGGACTATCCTTTATGTGCTCAATCCCTGTGCGTATATCATGCACGTCCGATTCAATGCTGGTGAGTCGCTCTCCGTGATTCGAGAGGATCAGGAGAATCGCATCATCAGCCATAATATAATCTAAGACGCTGCGATATATGAAGTGAGAGTATGACAGACAAAGTAGTGCATGAAATTAACGATAGATCGGGAACAATTATCACAGATTATTGGCCTAAAGGTGATCCAGACGAAACGCCCACTACGCCTTGTTGGTGGTGTCGCAGTCCTTTGATTTGGCAAAGCGACTTCATGAAAGACGAATGGGACATGGAAGGAGAGGGTATGGTTTCAATTCTTATTTGCTCTGGGTGCGGTGCAGAAGTTCGTATGATTGAGGCTGAAGAAGAATGAACTTTTGGAGGAACTTTATGTATTTGCTGATGAGGCGAGTGATTGGCTACAACCGATGGCGAAAGCAGTAGTGCGAACCTTGATTTATCGCATTCGTCGTAGTTAAGCCATGATACCATGCTCTAACGCTTGGAACTCTCACCGATGGGAGATTGCTCAAGTAAATGAGCAAGCCAGAACAGTTATCCTTTATTGTAATCAATGTGGCGTTGAGATCGAAGCTGCTGTAAGGAGTTCGACAGTATGAGGGGATTCGCCCTTGAGCGTTCAAGGAATGACGTAGGCTACTTCTATGAATGGCTTGGCTACAATCGGGGTGAGCACATTGATGAATGGCTTGAACTGTATTCGGATCGCAAGGATGCACAGGTGCATAGGGTCTGTATTATTGCGCCCAGAGATCATAGCAAGTCCACGACATTGAGAATCAAGCTGCTACATGAGGCATTGTTCGCTAAATGGAGGGACAAACCGTTCACCTGTTGGCTTTTTTCAGCCTCGAAGGACACCGCCAGCAACCGATTGAACGAGATTCGGGAGGATTTGACAAGACACCCCGAATTGCGGAAATTCATTGACGATAAACGGGGAGGAAAATTTGAACTTAGGCTTACGAATGGTGCTTGGATCAAGGCAACAGGTATGGGCGCAGCTATGCGTGGTGAGCATCCAGCCTGTATTGCTCTTGACGATGTGCTAACGGACATGGGCGATACGCCTATGGATTCGGTAAGGCTTTGGTTGCAGAAGGTTGTCACGCCTATGTTGAGTCCAGGGACAAGCCTGTATTGCGTTGGGACACCGATGAGCGCAGTCGATCTGTATCATACGGAGATGTTATCGAATGAAGCCTGGAAAAGCGGAACATGGTCGGCAATTCCTAATTGGGATGAATGGCGTTCAAGTGCAGGGGCAATAGAACCGCAGGTGCTTTGGCCTCAACAACGGAGCTTGGCGTTTATCATGGAACAGAAGGGGGCTATGGGCGATCTTGCGTTTGCCCAGGAGTATCTGTGCAAGGTGATGGATGATGATTCAGCAGCCTATCCGAGAACACATACTCGAAAGAACCTGGACATGGATGCTAAGTTATCATACTCAAAGGATCATGGAGGCAGGTATGTTATCGGATTTGACCCTGCTCATGGATTAGGACAGGATTACTCGGTGGCTATTGCAGTTCGACAAGATGAACAGGGCTACTTGCACGTTGTCAATGTGTGGAGAAGGAATGATTTTCCACCAACAAAGCAAGCAGAGAAATTAGTCGAATGGTGCAAGATGTACGGAAATGCTACGCTTTCTGCGGAAACATCTGGTTTTCAGCAGCTTTACGAATCTTTGATTTCGCAGACGGGTGCGGTGGTTGATTACAGGCCGAGCAAGGTCAGCAACAAATCGTTGAAGCAAGCTCTGTTGAACAGGCTTAGGGTTTGGTTCGAGCAGGGTAAGGTGGTGTTCCCGTATGGCGACCATGAAACAAGACGGATCATAGATGTGCTACTTGACGAATTAGAATGTCACGTCTGGAAAGGCGGGGATATTGTCGATCTTGGAAAGCATAACGATACGACGATGGCTCTTGCTCATGCTATTGATTGCTTCTCGCATAGAGAGGGTGGAGCTGCACCTGTGGCCGTTGGTAAAGCAAACAGTTCTGGTTGGAGTAAAGGCGGTAAAACGACGAACAGTAAGAGGCCAAGTCCTGGTAAGTATGTGGGGCTTTGGTGAATGACGAGGAAAAGCCTGGCCGACTACGTTCATGAAGTGATGGAGGGGCAAGGCTGGATAGAGTCAAGCTTGATCCGAGATAAATTGTATGATTTGATGAAGGGCGGAACGCCAAGTATTCGAGAGTTAAATGCGTATTTGAAGCGAGATAAAAAAGTGCAATCGTTAAGAGCACCTGCTGGAAAAACGCAGATAAAAAAATACTCCTTGAAAAAAAATTGAAAAAAAATTATTGGAGATTTTGAGAGAGGGTGAGCGAAGTAGCTGTGTGCGTCGGTGTGGATTTTTGGCGGGAAACCCTATCATGAACGGTGTGCGAAATTACACCTGGTTTTATTTTGATACCTATCATGATAGGGAAATCCAGGTTTTGGGCGGCCTGATCTTGTCAAAAATTGAGCTAAAAATGGGGTCAAAATTTGCATGGTGCAAAAGAAGATCTTGATTCAAAATGACCTCTTTCATGACGTGTGCCTCAGCATATCCGCCATGCTGTCGCATCTGGTCATTCCTTGCCTCTGTGTGGCCTTCTTTGGGGCAGTAGTGCCACGACCCGCACCGATGCACCAACGAGGCAACAGGACAACGAGGAACGGCAGAAACCGACCCTGTGCGAATCCCCCATTCAAGGGGGCTTGTCTGCGATTCCTTTATGTGTGGAGTAGTGCAGGAGGGAATATGTCCGACGACATCCGCCCGACCACCGAGCCCGACCAACGACCATGCGAAACCTGCGGGGGTGAATGCCTTCACGATACCAACGAGTTCTCTGCGTGGTGCTCTGCTGACTGTGCAGACGCTTCAACCCTTACCGATTCCATCAACGCCTTGAGCCATGAACAGGCCGTCGCTCTCCTCCATGCTTACCGTGAGAATATGCTCCCACAAGACGAGCACTTCATGGCCTCCCTCATCCGTGACCTAACCCCGACCTGCTGCGACTTCCATGCAGCAGAGGGACACATTGAGGCGGCTGCTTCTCTTCCCTGCGCCACTTGGCAAGGTGGCTCAAATTACTCCCCGAATTTTGAGGGTGCAGAACACAACGACCTCTTCCGTTCTCATGTCATGCACCACATTGACACCAACGGCCACGACCTCGCCCGTCTTATCCTCGGATGGGACGACCTCCCATGTCCTGCTGACTGTGGCGACAATGTGGAGTTCAACCCCGATGGTGACTGCATTCAAGTTCTCTGCGACTGCTGCGAAGTGGAGGCGATTCTTTGAGCATCCGAGTTCATCGCAACCTCAACGGCAACGCATCAAACGGGTGGGTCGTGACTCCGAAGGGCGGCAAATCATTTCGAGTTCCGAGCATCTCCGTGATGCTGACAGAATCCAAGATCTCAACCGCTACTCTGGCACGAATCCGCACA